CTGAGGCGTTCCTTGCTGGTCCACCACCTCAACAGGAGATGGCTCCCGAACAAGGTGGTATGCCACCTGAACAGGGTGGAATGCCACCACAAGGTATGCCACAGATGCCACCACAAATGCCACAGGGACAACCTATGGCTGAACAAGGTGGTATCCCACCAGAATTGGCAGCAATTCTGGGTGGTGGCGCACCGATGCAATAAATGTTACAAATAATATCTATCTATAGGAACAACCGAGTAAGGACTCCATGAGCGATACAAATGAATATGCAATCACTGAAGTAGACCCCACATTAGATGGACAAGTTGAAAGTGTTGAAAGCGAACCTTCTTCAAGTACTGAAGATTACTTTTCTTGGGACGAGTATGCTGACCGTAAAGTCAAACTACCTGTCGGTGGAGAAGAAATTGAAGTACCTTTAAAGGAGGCGTTGGCTGGTTATCAACGTCAAGCGGACTATACCCGTAAGACGCAGGAACTCAGTCAACAAAAGCAACAAGTACAGTTTGCTAGTGCCTTGCAAGAGGCTTTAGATAAAGATCCTGCATCTACAGTTGAGTTACTACGAAACCATTACGGTTTAAATAACGAGATTGTTGAAGAAGACGAATATATGGACCCTTGGGAAAAACAGTACCGAGATGTCAATAAACGTTTGCAGTCTTTTGAAGAGTCACAAGCATTGCAAGAGATTGAAAAAACTGTTTCTAGGTTGCAGAGTAACTATGGTGAGGATTTCGATCCTAATGAAGTTGTTGCTAAAGCATTAGCAACTGGTAATAACGATTTGGAAGCCGTTTATAAACAAATTGCTTTTGACAGACTTTGGGAGAATCAAAAACAGATGAATGCTAAAAGTCAGAAAGAAAAGCAAATTGTTGAATCTAAACGGCAGACAGGGATTGTTTCTAGTGCTGGTACTTCAGCAGCAACAACTACATCATCTGCTGCACCTGTCTCTTCTTTGAGAGACGCTTTTGATTTGGCTAAACGCCAACTCGGAATTTCAAACTAATCACATCTATTATAGGAGGCTACAATGCCGGGAAATGCTAACTTTGATGCACTCTTGTCAACCACGCTTGCGAACTACCGTTCACAACTTACTGACAACGTGTTCACCGCTCGTCCACTTACTTACACCCTTATGGACAAGGGTCGTATCCGCATGCTTAACGGCGGAACGAAAATTGTTGAACCACTGATCTACGGTCAAAACGATACTGTTAAATCGTACTCTGACTTTGATTCAATCAGCCTCACACCTCAGACGGGTATCTCGGCTGCTGAATACGAGTGGAAGCAGTATGCTGCTTCAATCTCAATCAGCGGTATTGAAGAAGCCAAGAACAATGGTGAGCAAGAAATCATCAACCTTTTGGAAGCAAAAATCATGCAGGCTGAAGAGTCATTGCGTGAAGGTTTCAACCAAATGTTCTTTGCTGATGGCACTGGCAACAGTGGCAAAAACTGGAACGGTCTTGCAAACCTTGTTGATTCTTCGGGTACCGTTGGTGGTATTGATCGTGCAGGAACAGGTAACTCTTTCTGGCAGTCATACGAAGAGCCCACTGTAGCCGCTTTGACTCTTGCTCAAATGGCTACCGCTTACAACACCGTTTCTGTTGGTAACGATCACCCAGACACAATCCTCACTACCCAAACTTTGTTTGAAAAGTATGAAGCATTGTTGCAACCACAGTTGCGCTATACCGACACTAAGACTGCTGATGCAGGCTTCCAGAACTTGTTGTTCAAGGCTGCTCCAATCATGTACGATGTGCATTGTACTGCAGGAACAATGTTCTTCTTGAACACCAAGTACATCACGCTTGTTGGTCATAGTTCCAAGTGGTTCCAGCAGACCGAGTTCATCCGTCCAGAAGACTTGGATGCTCGTTACGCTTTGATCATGTGCTACGGCAACTTGACTGTCCGCAACTGCAAGAAGCAAGGCAAGTTGACCGGTAAAACGGCATAACTGAAAGTGGGGGGGAAACCCCCCACATTCTTATTTCTATTCTTCAAACAAATCATCTATTAATTAGGAGGCAAAATGCCACTCGTAGGAAACACCACATCAGGCGCACTCACCCGTACCCGTATCGCAGATTACATTGCTGCATCAGAATCAGTAACTCCTGTTGCTGTAACTGACGCTGCTCGTGTAGCAACTGCAGCAGAACTGTTTGTTAGCAAACTGTTCACACAAACCCCAACAGCAAACCGTACCTTCACTACACCAACTGGTGCAGAGTTGGCTGCAGGTCTTACTGATGAGGTTGTTGGTTCATCATTTGAATTTACTATCGTTAACCTTGCTCCATCAACGTACACCATTACGTTGACCGCTGGTGCATCTGGTGTAACCATTGTGGGTGCTGCTGCTGTACAGCCTGCAACATCAGGTTCATTCATTGGTGTATTCACTGCTGCAAGTACGGTTTCTATCTACCGTAAGTAATGTTTAATCGGTGGTGGTGGACTAGTAACATCGGAGTATGGACAACTAGCCACCACCACTATTATTTTCCAAATACAATTAGGAGTTAAAATGGGTGAATACGAAGATATGGCATCATTTGCTAGCATGTTTTCCAACAGCAATGCTGGTGGAAAAATGCCTAAAAAGAAGAGTGCTTCTGCCCGTCAGAAGGCTAAAGCCAAAGGTATGAAGAATGCTGCATACGTAGCACTTGGTAAGCCTGCTGGTAAAAAAGGTAAAGACTCTAAAGGAAAAAATTCTGGTTCTAAGGGTTCTGGCTCCAAGGGTTCTAGTTCTTCTAGTTCTTCTAGTTCTTCAGTATCAAAGGTTCGTTCGTCTAGTTCTCCTTATGTAACTGCTGCTTCTTTGAAGGCTACGGCAATTAAAAATAAGGCATTTACTTCACCTTACGTTTCTGCTGGAAGTCGTTCTGCAAAACCTGCTGCAAAGCCTATGAGTGCTGCAGATATGAAAAGTTCTGCTGCTATTGCTTTAGGTAATCCTAGTACTAAACAAGTTCGTGCAAAGTCAACCAAGTCCACTACGACTAAAACTGCACCTAAGTCTGGTAGCCGACCTACGCCATCAGCAAAAACAAACTGGCGTTAATAAAATAGTCTTGGTTACAAATCACTCTAATGGTGATGAGTAATATTAAAACTTCCAAACCAGCCCACGCAATGTACGGCGAACCCATTAGTGGGATTCGCCCTGCATCAAACGTACCGGGATCAAAGATGGCTACAGCAAGTGCGCCCTACACGGGGCGTCAACGCTGTATCGCCAACAATGATACTTGTGAGGGTCCGCAGGCTAAAGGAACAGAACATTGCATTGGTCACCTCAGGGCTGTAGAGAAAGGTCGTGACGTCGGATGAGTACATCAACAGAACTGGTTAACTTAGTCCGAGAAATCATTGACCTTGATGAAGCAGATCTGCCCATCTCTCTGATACGCACTTATCTGAGAGATGGGTATGATCGTGTAATCAACCTTGAACGCACTTGGCCGTTCTTGGAAACATCTACATCATTCAACACTGTTGTTAATCAACGAGAATACCCTATTAGTGGTATTGGTGCAGGGAATCTCAGGGAGGTTACCAGCATGGTTGATACCAGTATTTCTGGTAACCGTTTACGTTTAATTGCTCTTGAGGATGCTGAACGTATTTGGTCTGGCAGTTTGGACACTGCCGCTCGCCCAATGTATTTTGTTGAATGGAACGATACACAGTTCTTGTATCCTAAACCTGATCAGGTATATACGATTAATGTTCGTGGTTATCGTAAACAAACTTATACTTGGGTAAACGACGGCACCATTGAAGTTGACTGTGATGACCGTCTACACACTGCCCTAGCGTATTATGCTTTGTCTCGTGCTTACCAGCGTCAAGAAGATGCTGAGATGGCTGCGATGTATAAACAATCTTTTGATGAGGCTGTAACGTTGGCTCGCAAAGAGATCATGCGTATCACTAGTGCTCGTCCTGCCATTTTGTCTGGCGGTTTTCCTTACGTCAGTTATGATCGTTGGACACAGAACCTTGGTAGAACTCTAAGAAATTATCAACCGTAGGTTCTTATGGCTAAAGGTTTACAGTTATTTAGACAAGACGATTTCACGGGTGGTTTAAACCTTCGTGCCGACCAGTTCCAGTTGGGTGCCAACGAGTCACCTAGCATGTTGAACGTTGAGGTTGATCCTAGGGGTGGTATTGCTAGCCGTGGTGGTATGAGCAAAATTGTTTCTACTAACATTGTTACTGGTCTTTCAACTTTTAGTGGTTTAACCATCACTACTGAAGATGAATATCTTTTAACTACCGAGGGTGGAGATTTTTTTGCCACCGATGCAAGCAGTGGTTGGAACCCTAAGAATCTTTTTGCTTTTAATGGTTCTACTCACCAGTTGATGTTGTCAACTGGTTTTGATACATCTAATGGTATTGTTTATCAAGGTACTGGCGGAAACTTTACCAGCACAACTATTCCTGTTCCAAATACTGATGGTGCTACTTTTGCTTCTTGGGGTTCCACATTGTTTGTTGCTACTGGTGGTCAGTCATATTCTTGGAATGGTTCTACGGCTACAGCGTTGCTGGCTAGTGGTGACACTACCGCTGGTGGTCTTGCCGTTGTGTGGGGTACAGCCTCGGATCATATGCCACAGGCTAAACATGTTATTACGCATGCAGGCAAACTGTTTGTTGCCAACACTAAAGAATATGTTGCGGGTGTTCTAACTTCTTTCCCCAACCGTATTCGTTGGACTGACGAACAAGTTGTTAACCCTACACGTTGGACGTTTGCAAACTATATTGACATTAATGATGGTGGTCAAAACATTACTGCTTTGGCTTCGTTCAATGGTGTTCTTATCGTGTTTAAAGAGTTTGGTGTTTACGCTATTCTTGGTTACAACTCGGATAACTTTCAAGTTATCCAGTTGTCAAACAAAGTGGGAACAATAAACCAGAACACTGTTTGTACTACTGAACGTGGAGTGTATTTCTTCTCTTGGCCTGACGGACTATATTTCTATAACGGCAAACAGATTATGGACGTATTCGAGAATATTCGTCCCATTTTAAAGACGTCTAGAGTTAACTCCGGTAGTGTTAACAAGATTTTTGTTAATAGTATTAATGATCGTGTGTGGGTTTCGTTACCTTATTCCGAAACGGAAACGTTAACTTACCCTAGTGTTTCTTTTGTTCATGACCCTACTTTGGGGACTGCTGGTTGGACTATGTTCCAAACAGGAGATGACTACGGTGTTTCTGGTGGCTGCACTTTTACTAAGAGTGATGGCACCGTCATCAACGCTGCAGCGCATCCTATTGCTGAGTCTGTTTTGAATGTTGATATAAAGGCAAATCAAGTGGACAATGTTTCTGGTATTGATGAATCTTTTGATAGTTACTATAGGACTAGATGGATTGATGGTCGCAACTATTCTATGAAAAAAATGTTTCGTAGACCTGATTTTGTTTTGAAACAGACGGCTACTGCACGCAGCATAACCATTGGTGTTTACCATGATTATGAAGAGGCTTCTGAACAAAAAGAATTTGATATTGAATTGGACTCTTCTGGTTCTGCCGCTTTGTGGGGATCAGCGATATGGGGAACTTCTCGTTGGGGTACCGCTAACCAAGGTGCTGTAGTGCTAGCAGGTTCCAATCTTGGGTTGGCTAGAAGTGTGCAGTTAAAAATATCTGGTCCAGAAAGTTTATCTTGGGGTGTTGACAGTTTTACTATTAAATATAATCCACGAAAGGTGAAAGCATAATGCCTTCAATGTCCACGACATACACATTCACTAACACTAACGTTATTGACGCAATTGAAATGAACACAAACTTTAACGATGTTAAAGCAGCGTTCAACACTAGTGCGGTTCAAGTTGACGGTACTGTTCAAGCAACTACAGCGTCTTTGGGTACTGGTATTGTTACCAGTGCAAAGATTGCTGATGACACCATTGTTAATGCCGATATCAACTCTGCTGCAGGCATTGTTGATACCAAGTTGGCTACTATTGCTACTGCCGGCAAAGTGTCCAACTCTGCTACCACGGCAACTAGTGCTAACACTGCTAGTGCTATTGTTGCTAGAGATGGTTCTGGCAACTTTACTGCTGGTACTATTACGGCTGCTTTGACGGGTACTGCATCAGGTAACTTGGTTTCTGGTGGTGCGTTGGGTACACCTTCTAGTGGTACTTTAACCAACTGTACGTTCCCTACGTTGAATCAGAACACTACGGGTAGCGCTGGTTCTGTTCCCTATTCTGGTCTTACTGGTAGTGTTCCTACTTGGAACCAAAACACTACTGGTAATGCTGCGACCGCAACTAACGTTGCTGCGTCAGGTATTACTGGAATGAAACAACTCAGTTCTACAACAACAATGTATAACAGTAATGGTTCTTTTGCTATTGCTCATGGTATTGGCACTACACCCAGCAACGTAATTGCTGTTAACGGTGACTACGGTGCTGTTGCTCAGGCTCTTACTTTAACTACTGCCGATGGAACATATATTTATGGTAAAATGCTTAACACAACAGCCAACACAGCAATTCGTGTTAACTGGATTGCGTTCTGGTAATCAATGACCGCTAGTGCTCCTAGCCCTTGGGCTGCTCCTAACTATTCTAGTTTAACTGGGTCTGATGCAATAGCATTGCAACAGACCTTTCAGTCTTTGTCTAACTATTTAGAAAAGATTAATAACAGTGTAACTATTGCTAATACGACTGCTGCTGCTAGTGCTACTGCTGCAACAACACCAACGGGAACTGTAGTTGCCTTCGCTGGCAGTTCTGCTCCTAGTGGATGGCTTCTTTGCGATGGTGGTTCTACTGGAGTATTGCGAACAACGTATTCTGCGTTGTTTGCTGTCATTGGCACTACGTATGGTGCTGGTGATGGTTCAACAACTTTTAACGTACCCGACCTTAGGGGTCGTGTTGCTGCTGGTAGAGATAACATGGGTGGTACTGTTGCTAACCGTATTACTGTTGGTGTTTCTGGTATTACTGGTACTGGTCTTGGGCAGGTTGGTGGTAACGAAAATTTGCATGGTCACAACCATACGCAGGGTGCTCATAACCATTCTCAAACAAACCATACTCACGCAAACACTTTAAGTGGAACTAACATGGCTACTGATGGTCACGTTCACAACACGGGTAGTTTGGTCGCCGCTATTGGTGCTACTAACGCTGCCACCAACCGTATTGGTTATATTGCTGGTGGTGTTGCCTCAGGTGCTTCAACATATTCTGTTCAAGGCACTTCTGTTCTTACTGGTCAAGCGTTTAACCACAACACACCTGTTTATGGTCAAACCTCTGGACCGACAGCAACGCAAAACGTTAGTATATCTAATGCTGGTACTACAGCAAACCTTTCTGACACTACAGCAGTAAACATTGCAACAGGCACAGGTACTTCACAAAACGTACAACCAACAATAATTCTTAACTACATAATTAAGGTATAACATGGCACGAGGATTTAATAGCGAAGAAGTACATATCCTTAGCCTAATGGCACAGTCGTTAAATGATTTATGTCCTGATGCCGACTGGATGCTTCCGCAACCAGATTATAGTTCTTTAATTTGGGAATCACCAGATATAGAGCCTCCATCTCTAGAAGAGATTGAGGCTCAGATGATTATCAACCAACAAAAACACGATGACACACGGTGGCTTCGTGACAGGATTGATGCCTACCCGTCTGTTACTGACCAGTTAGACATGATGTACCACGCCAATGCTTTACCCCAAGAACTTCAAGATCTTTTGCGTAGTGTCAAGGAAACCTATCCCAAGCCAACAGGCATATAGGTGACAAAAGGAACAATAATATGAGCATGATTGACAACAGTCCTTACCAGACACAGAAGGACGCTAGGAAAGCGCAGTACGGTGCCGCCACGGCACGTAATGCGTATTCCCGTTTCCTGAGTCAAACTAGGGGTACCCGTAATCTTGCTGACATGCAAACAGCACAAGAGAAACAAACCCCAGCGTTTGTTTCATCTTTCAGGCAACGTGGTATTGCTGGACCGGGTGTAAGGTCGGGCATTTTCACTAAAGGTTTACAGGATTATGCTAATCAGCAGTTCACTGAGATGTCTAGGGCACAGCAAGACCTTAGTACTGATTTGTATGGTTTTGATTTGACTGACCGTCAGACTGCTGCTGATTATGGTAGCGATATTGCTGATATTGATGCAGAGAAGAACCGTGAGATTGCTCAGGTTGCTGCCACTTTAAATTCGTTCAAACCGTTCATGTCGTGAGGTAATTATGGCTAGTAAAAAGAAAACTCCTACCAGTGCTGCTGGCTTCCGCATGGCTGACGAAGCGGCAACCAGAAATGCAGGTAAAAATCAAGTTGTTGTTAACCGTGGTCCTGTTTCACCAAGTCCTACTGGTGGAAATTTTTCTACTCCTAGTGCTAATGATATTATGACTTTGGCAAAAGAACTAGGTTTTAATGTTAATACTGGTAGTGACGGTAGTGGTGGTAGTGCTTCTAGAGCCAGCATGGTCAACGCTGCTCGTCAACTTGCTTGGGATCGTAAGAAGTTCCTTATGGAACAGAACGCCAAACGGGAACAGGAGTTGTATGATCGTCAAGTTGCTGCAAACGAGACTGATAGAAATGCGCAGTCTTTGCAGAATCAACGTACAGGTTTAGATGAATATCTTGCTGGTATACAGGCACAGATTGATGCTGGTCCTAGTGGTTATGGTCAGAAACAAGAGGCTTTGAAAACTCAACTTGGTGGCATCTATGATACCGCCAAGTCAACTATTGGTTCTAGTCAGGCTGATTTAGAGAAGTCTTTGGCTGCGATGGTTAATCCTTTTGCTGGTTATCAGGCTCAGGTTGCACCAACATTTAACACCAGTAATCTTGAACAACTTCTTAGGGATAGTCAAGTTGGTACTGATCCGTTGCAACGTATGGCTGCACTACAGCAACAGCAGAACACTAGTCAGGCTGGTGCTTTTCAGAACCTTATGAATACTTTGGGTAACGTGTATCAGGGTTCTATGGATGATCGTTTGGCTAACACTAGGCAGGGTTCAACGTATGCTGGTAATCAGGCTGATTTGAATAAGGCTGCTTTAATGTCGCAGTTATCGGGTGAACAGTCAGACATTTTAGAGAAATTGAAGCAGGCTCTTTTGGCAGGCAAACTTCAACGTGGACAGTTAGGATAATTATGTCTCCTCCATCTAATGATATGAACAATTTTTTGAGAATGTTACTTCTTAGCAAGCAAGGCAAAAACAATCTTGGCGACATGTCGTCTATGGCTGGGTTTCTTGACAACCCTTGGATTGGTGTTCTTACTGGAACGTATGATCCATTGTCTCAACAGGCAGATATTCCCGAGTCTTTTAACTATGACTATATTGCTAATGATCCTAACGAATCTTTAACTGCTAAACGTGTAGCGCAAATGGTTGTTGAAGAAGGTTTGCCAATGCACGTAGTTCGTAATGAAATTGATAATATGGCTACTGACGATAAATATTCTGCTGACGAACTTAAAAGTCTTGCCAATACTTTAGCATCAGAAAAGGCTGACGTTGATAAAGCAAAAAGTAATGTAAATAAGAACAGCATATTTGCTAAGGCTGGAATACCAGAAATTACTGAACGATATTCTGACAATCCTGATCTTGCTCCTTTTGATGAACAGACTCGTAGTTATGTTTCTAATCTGAAAGATCTTGCTTCTAAGTCACGGGCTAAAGGTGAATCGTTAGGTAAATCTTTTGTCACTAATACTAGTGGCAGTGGTTTAGACCCAAAGAATCTTATTGCTAACATTATACAACGTGGTGGTTTGCAACCTGTGGATTTGCCGGGTAGGTTAACCAAATCTATTGCTAAGGCAAAGAAGAATGAATTTGGATTAATTGATAAGGCTACAGCAATCAAACTTGTTAATGAAATGGGTTCTAGTCGTGACCCCAAAAAACAGGAAACGGTTAAAAAGAAATTGATGAAAGTTATTTCTTCAACTGATCCTAAGACTTATACAAAAACAGCCAAACAGCAGTATGGTGACTTGTCTAATCCCAAGAATTTGGCTAAATATTTTGAATGGCAAAGTGCTGTTCAGTCTGCTAACCAATTGGAAAAACAGGCTAATGATTACCGTGACGCCACAATTGCTAAGGCTGAACAGGCTGGTCGTACCCCTACAATGGATCAGGTTGCCCAGCGCATGTTTGCGACCAGACTTGCTACTGGCAAGTAAGTTACAATTAGCCTTATAGTATATGACTAATTATGATCCTCGTCTTGAACTTGCCCGACGCTTAGCCAATAGCCGTAGAACTAATACGCCCCTTAATTTGGGGACAAAGATTTCTGTTCCTACTACTGGTATAACCGACCCTAAAACTAGGAGTCTTTACAATCAGGTTGCTAACGAGAAACTTAGCATTACCCAAAAAAACCCCAATTTGGCTGAACAGGTTCGTGCTGTAGGGTCAAGTAAACCTACTGGTTCTTTTGGCAAGTTGCTTCATGCTGGTTTGGGTGCAATCGCTGTAATAGACACACCTAGACGTGCTGTTATTTCTGGTGTTCGTGAAGTTGTTGACGTTCTTGACAGCGATCCCAATACGAAAGGTAGCCTTTCGGATTGGGCTAAACAAACCAAAAACCCTATGTATGGTTTTGGTACGGCATTCCCTATGAAGGGGAACTGGGGTCGTTTTGTTGGTTTTATTGGCGACGTTGCTTTAGACCCTCTGACTTACGCTACTGCTGGCGCTAAGGGTACTGTAACGTTCAGTGAACGTTTTGCACTGTACAACACTCTTAGGGCTAAAGGTATTTCCAGTGAGGTTGCTGGACAGTTCTTACAACGAGGAAAGACTGCTTTGACTAGGGCTGGTGTGACTAGTGAACAGTTGGCTGAAATGGGTCTGAAACGTTCTGGCGTTTACATGTTTGGTTCCAAGTTGCGTGTTCCTTTGACTGGCCCTATTGGCGAATCAATGCTCGCTATGACATCCAAGGCTAGGATCGGTTTCACTGGAACACGTTTTGGTGAGACACTACAGCGTGGGTTTATGGGTATGGGTAAGAACCAAGAACAATGGATTCGTGGTTTCCGTATGGCTTTGGCACGTAACGAACCAATCCCAACTAACTTGTTAAATGGTGCCGCAGCAATTGGTGGTATTGAAACTCGTGACGTTGCTGTAAAATTTCTAAACGCTAACCTTGCTAGAGAAACCGCACAGAACATTGCTAAAAAAGAATTTGGTGTTCGTGTTGGTATGAAGTTGAATGAGATTGGTCCAGAAAATCTTGAACCATACCGCAATACTATTTACCAAGTTATAGAGGGTACTAGACCTGCTGCTAATGCTGCTGAAGAAAAACTTGCTAAAGATTTGACTTCTATCTACGAGGATATTTGGACAACGATTGATGCCAAGTTTAAACAAGTTGATCCTGAAGCCAGTGTAGGATTTGTTAAAGAATATTTTCCTTGGGTTATTACTGATGAGGCACGAAAAATCTCTACGGATCTTTTAGATTCACCTTGGGTTAAAGATTTGCAAACCATTCTTGACCCTAACCCTTTGGATGTTCAGGGTTCGTTTAAATCCAGAACTCTTAAAGAGGGAACTAAATGGTTTTGGACAACAGACAATGGTGTAAGAACAGATTATATTCTTAAAGCAGATGACTTGAACATTACACGTCTGAATGAGATTTCTCGTAATGCTATTGGTGTTGACTTTTGGAAAACTGATGCAGCAGAAGTATTAGGTACACATTATCTTGACTCTGCCAGCAAGCACATGGGCTTGTTGGCAATGTACGATGACATGAACCAATCTGGTGTTATACGTAAAGTTTTGCGTGAAGCAGGACAACATGCTGAGATGACTGAGGCTCATGCTGCTGCAATGGGTGCTCTTGTTGAATCACGCACTAAGGCCATGCAAGATGTTATTGACGCTATTGATACCGCTACCAAAGAATTGAACGGTCGTTTGCCAGCAGAAGTCAAACGTCTAGAGTCTGTAGTGTCAAGGGCGGAGCAAGAGTTGTCTGATGCAACTGCTGCCCGAGTGTTCGGTGCAACAGTTGATCCCAAGTTGGCTAAAGCAATGCCTAATGCTCCTACTGTCATTGACGCTACAACCGTTGCTGCTGCTAAGAAAGAACTTGCTAATGCTAAAAGGGCATTAACAAATCTACGTACTCAGTATGACACTATTTTTGAGAGAGATATTCCTCATCTTGCTGTGGCGACTAATGAAATGTTAGATAGGCAAATATCTAACATTGATGATCTCGAGATTGCTATTGCTGAATACCAGCAACAACTTCAAGTTTTAGAACGTAGTATTTCTACAACCAAGGGTCAAATCACTAAGACTGAGAAGGCTTTGGCTGGAGCAGAGACAGCAGGTTATTGGGCTGAGCAAGAAGCAAATCGTCAACTTCGTAGGATTAACTTTCTTGCTGATGAAGTTAGTAGCGAACTTGAACTGGCAGTAAGAAGGCATGAAGAGTTCACTGAACTAAGTAATATTATTTCCAATAATATTACAAATATTGTTGAAGGCAAACGTGTACCTTCTGGTCTTGCAAAAAAACTTAGAACTATTGTTTCTGGTGGTGGCAGAGGTGCATCAAGTTTAGAATCATTTGCTATCAGTCCGGGTGCTTTGAACGCTTGGATGGACGGTTCGTTGCAGAAGATGCCTTTCTTTCAAGAGATACAAGAAGCAATTGGAACTGCAGGTTTGCTTAATGTTAACGGTGTCAAACGAATGAAAGTTGACGAAGTATTCCGTATTGCTGCTAAGGGTGGGGTTGATCCCGAAAGCCAACTTGATGCTATTAACGCTGCTGTTTACTTTATTTCAAGAGACATGAAATTTTATGGTTCTGTAGACCCAGTAACAGGTGTGTATACGGAAGCAAGAGCAAACATGCTTTCTGGTCTGCGTGAAGATCTTATAGATGTGGTTAAAAGACAATCTGAAGTTCTTGGATTTCTTGAACGTGCACGTATGGGTGATCCTGCAGCAAACAAAATTATGAAAGCACAAAGGGAAATTGCTTCTATTGAAAAACAAATCGTAGATTTGCAAGATACTGAAAACCAACTTTACGCTGTTAAAAGTTTCATTGATGAAACCTTAGATGGCATTGGTACTAGGTATGACCTTAATGAAAGATTTGATGATTTCATCAACAATCTTCCAGATGATATAGCCAACGAAGAAGAGTTTGTTAACATTTGGCTTAACTTGCCTGAAGATGCAACACTACGTCAGGTGTTGGACGAGTCACAAAAAGTTTATGAATCCCATTTTAGGACAACAACTGTTTATGATTCTTTACTTAAAAAAGAAACAACTACGTTGGGTCTTGAAGAACTTCCAAAGTTGAATGCTAGACAAGCACAGATTATTGGTGAAACACCAGAACTTTATGATAGTAAAGTTTTTGGTGCTGGTGGCAAGAAGTTTAGATACACCAAAACTGATGTTATTAACTTTGGTAAAGATGTTGAAACATTGTCAAAAGAACTTACTGATAAACTTGCTGCATACGCATTGACCAGTGAAGTTGAACGTAGATTTAAAGCATTGGGAATGGAACTTGCTCCGCTGTACCATGTCCCGACTGACGGCATGTACGGTGGCATCATGCGTAAGGTTGCTAGCGAACACCTAGAGGCTATTTCACTTAGAGAAGCAAGCGTTTCTAGAGCATACGAAAAAATGACTGAAGTACGTCAAGCATACGAAGAAGCACTTGGCTTATCTAGGGGAAACAGATTATCTACAGTTAAACCTATAGAAGTTTTAGATAATGCACTTATAGAAGCATATGAATCAGAACCGGAAATAATGAACGAAGTATTTGGTTCTATTATTAGATATCATTCTGATTCAAGCAGACTTGTAGGTAGATTTGACAGTCTTAGAGAGATTAGAACTGAAAAGTTTTCTAAACCTTTAAAAGAGTTTGTTGCAAAAAATAAAGTGTTGATGAACCTTATTAGTGAAGAAGATTTAGCAGATGATTCATTTTATGCTGCTGCACGCATCAGAAAATATTTAATTAAAGAACTTTTATCTGATGATTTTGACCCTACAGTTCTTGGTGATATTTCTCCTGCATACTTAGAGGAACTTAGAACTGCTGCATTCAATTTTGATTTGTTAGATAAGGAAACCGCTAAGGGTGTTGCTGACTTTAGAAAAACATATTTGAAACCTTGGTTTGAAGAAGTGCAACCTTATACAAAGTATGATGACAAAGCAGCAAGAAAAGCAGCATCAGTACACGTACCATTCAGAAATGAATACTCTATTAAGAGATTTTTCATTGACGAACTTGGTGGTATTAGGCGTAACCCTGCAAGCACTGAGGAAAAGATTTTAGGTAGTTTCCCCATTGGTGCTCAAAAGAGTCCAATGGTATCTAAGAGTCCTGCTGGTGAAATGATTATTAGCAGGGTGAATGGTCGTACTGAATCAGAGTTGTCTATTATCCGCAGTAGGCGTCGTCACATGGTTAACATCCTTGACCCACAAACAACAAAGGAACAGTTTTTTGCTAATCCTTTTGGTTTAGAAACTGGACCTTTCTCTTATCTTGAAAGTTTGAAAAGCCTTAGTGATACTTTGGATCATCAAATCAAAAGAGTTGCAGGTCTTGATTCTGTTAAAGGAATCATTGCTGGTGAAAAGCAATCATTAAAGGCTGGTGGTACCATAAGGTCTGCCGAAGAAATTCTTGCTGAAACTAATCCTTTAGGATATGACGAGTTTGGCACCTTCCCACAAAGAGGTGCTTTTGATTTGACTCCTCAAGAAGAACAAAATATTGCTAAATCTATTCAGGGTATGCGTGCATACCATGAAAGATTGACTTCCACACCAGAGTATGCCATTGCAATGCAAGATCAAGAAATCACTAATGTTCTTCGTGAACTTGCTGTAGTAGATGGTCATACTATGACCGATCTACGTACTGGTGAAGCAGGCTGGGTTGTAGCGCCAAAATCAGGCAAGATTAAACTTGCTGATTACGGGATGGACGATACTAGCGCAAGCATGTACTATCGCATTCAAGACGCTTCTGGCGACTACACGCCAGATAGTTATTTGGTTAGCCCTGATGGGTTGCGAGTTATTAACGTTGACCAGTCGTCTGCGGCTGTAAGTAATAAACGTGCAATGATTCAAAGAGAATTGAAACCATTCTTCCCAGATAACGCTGATGATCCTAGGGTTCAATACTTGTTGGATGAATACAATAATTTGAATACTAAAAATTGGCGTCATGTTAAATTAACTAAGTTGGCTGCATCTGACGAAGTTGATGTTGCCGAAGTGTTTAAGTTAACAACTAATCAGACTCCAACAATGTTGCTTGAGGGTCAAACATTGGCTTCAACAGTTTTGTCTAGTGGTATTACTGGTGAACAAACTGCAATCAATATTGCAGATATTTTTACAGATATAAAAACTGCTACTGAAAATAAGTTTGCTACTTTTATAGATCCTAATTCTACTAAGGTTAGAAGGCAGACAGCAGACTGGTTGCTTGCTAGTGATGTTATTGATGAAAAAATGCATCAAATGATTATATCAAACAAACCAATTTCTACAGTGTTAGAAACAATGATTAAGTTGCCTGACAATTCATCAATTACGTTGAGTGATGTTATAAAGAACTGGGAATACTCTCAGTTGGGCAAAAATGCAACTGTTCCTATTGAACAGTTTGAATCTGAGGCTGTTTCAAAGTTAATTGGTCTTGAGGGACGTTTATCTTTTTCAGAGGATGAATGGGGTGCATTGTTTACAACACCTTTCTCTGGTCGTGAGGCGTTAAATGCAACCAATAGGATTAGAACACTTAATGTAGAGTTGGAAAAGTTTAGAGGTTTTGCACAAGCAGATCGCAAGATAGTTGAGTACAAGGGTAAACGTCTTGGTGTTCAGAAACGTATTAAAGATATTGAAGCAGAAATTGCTGATCTTGAATTGCAAATAAAAACCAGATCCAAAGCAACACAGGGTGCTGCTTTGGTTAAGTTCCAACAGTTGTTTGACCAGTTTGACTCTGCACGTATTAATGCAGAGAATGAACTTGCCAAGTGGCGTGTGTGGGCTGATCAAGGTTTAGAAACAGTACAAGTACCAGATGGTAAGGGTGGCTTCAGAAACGTTAAAGTTTCCGTGGAACTTGAACGTTTAGAGAAACGTTCTACTAATGCTAGAAGTTTGAACGATACTGTAAGTAACTTTGTTGCTAGTCGTGGTGGCACTACAGCGGATGGTAACGCTGTCCAATACCGCAGGACAGGTTTACAACGTTCTTGGCAGTCAACTGAGTCATATGGTTTGATTAAACGTGTTGAAGATATTGGCAAGAGTGACGCAATGAAGGCTTATAGGCAGAAGCGTTCTACGATCAGTGATCTTCAGGCTGCTAAAAAAGCCGTTGATGACAAGATTAAGATTTCTCGTGGAAATCTTTCTTATACCGAGAAAGATCTTATTGAGTCTGCTCAAAGAATTATTAACACTGTTAACGAGTTTGATGTATCTGATGTTAAGACTGCTGAATCTCTTGTTGATTCTTTGCGTAATGCTTTTGTTATTGGTGCAGATGGTGTTGTTCAGGCTGTAAAGTATGAAGGTCTTAGCAGAGAAGTTCCTAAGGCTACTAGGAACCTTATTGCCGAGATACAAGCAACTTTCCCTGAAAAGTTACCTACGTTTACTGTTGATGCTCAAAGAGTTAAAGAACTTGAGGACGCTATAGGCGTCGCTCAAGTTAATGCTTTTGATTCTCACTTTGTTGTGGCTAAAGAAACGTTGCGTGTTAAAGATGCCCTCAGTCCTTACAATCAGCAGATTGTTGATCTTCGTAAACGTTTGATTACGTTGACAGAGACACAAGCACTACAGTTGCCGGAACAGGAAGCGTTGCTGAAAATTATTGCTGATCTTATTGGTCTTAGTGAAGAAACTAGGGCCACAATTCAACGTGAATGGATTGATGGTTACGGTATTACCAGTAAAGGTAATATTTCTAATGCAAAAAATGCAAAGCAAATTCCAAGTAAGTTTGCTACTGCTGAAGAGCGTGTAGTTGCAGCACAAAGTTTATATAACTATCTTTCTTCAGAGTTCAATAGTATTCTTCCTAGGTTTCAGATTGCTGATGATGTTGCTACTGCTGTAGAGTTAGAGTTGAAGCCTAAGATTGTTGAGTTGAAACGTCTGATAAAGAACAAGCAAGATCTTGGTACTAAAATTCGTCCAGAGGCTACTACTTCGAAATTCAAAGGTGTTACGACTGTAAAAGATGCAAACCTTGCAGAGTTTGAAACTTGGCTTAAAGAGGCTGCTGATGCAATAAATGCTGCAGCGTTGAAACCTGATGATGCTGTGAATGTTGCTTTGGCTGAGGTTGCTAGAGCACAAACTGTTTACGCTCGTGTTTTGATAGATGAAAAAGATGCAATCTTTTTCAACAACCGCAGTATTGTCAATGCGTTTGACCAAAACGTCATGGACGAGATTAGTAAACGTGCTAATGAAGCGTATGTAACTTTGGAAAAGGTTGGTTTGAAAGGCATGGAGGCACCGCAAGAGGTTCTCAACATGTTTGCTGAACTGCGCAGATTTAAAGAGCCAGCATTCTCTAAAGGGTTTGCTAAGTTTCTTGATGGTTACACAAGGTTCTTTAAACGTTATGCAACGCTTAGCCCCGGTTTCCATATACGTAACGCAAT